CAGTCCCCTTGACAAATCCGCCTCAAAACATCCAAGACGCATCAACGCAGCGAGTAGTCGCCAAATGGTGGCGTAGGCAGCAGAACTGGACGGCGGCAAAGGAAGCCCAAGACGAATCCGACAAACTAATCATGCAGTATATCGAACGCCTAAAAGTTGACATACTACGATATGGTGTCATAGTGTAATGCCGAGGTTAGAAACAGTTTGGGGAACCAAGGCAGAAGATCGTTATTCTGGCGGCATTCCTGATAATCTATCCTGTGCTGTCTGTAACGTGGCAGTTCCAAAGCAAATATGTAACGAAACCATATCACCGATTGACGAAGAAACTCTGGAAAACCTAAAAAAGTCTGGAATTGAAAATCTTACACAGGAATTCAAGTTACACTGTCCAAAATGTACTTCTCAAATATTCGGGATTTTACTAGAGTAGCATGGCAGAATATCAAATCAATCTATCCGCAACTTCCAACGCTGCCAGTAACACCTTTGACCAGTTTGTGGAACTAAAAGCCGCTTCTGGTACTTCGATTACAATAAAACGTGTTAGAGTTTCATTTGTTGCAACTACACCTGCAGACAACCTGTGCCAGATTAAGGTTCTAAGAAATTCTGCCGCCGGAACTGCTACATCTGGAAATACGCCAACACCATTAAAGTTAAGACAAAACTCACCTGCTGCCACTGCGACCGTAGTAACAAAGAACGGAACCAACGGATTTACCTTGGGTGCAAATACTGATACTCCAATCTTTGACGGTGTAAACACAAGATCCGTCTACGAATGGATTGCAGCAGATCAAGAAGAATGGGTTGAGTCAGTTGTCGCCCAGTATATAGCCGTTGCAATAGCAATATCAGCCGCTTCTTTCCTTGTCAATGTAACAATCGTGTGGGAAGAATAGCCTCATGTCTGCATTAATTACACTTTCTGTAAATTTGCCTAAGATAACTACACAATCCGTAAATCTGCCAAAAATTACATTACAGTCGGTGACATTATCACGGTGATATCATGGTAACTTATTATATCAACAACTGGGGTTTTGTCCAACCATTCCAGATTTTCCAGTCAGACGGAACAACGGTATACGATATTACAGGACTGACAGTAAAATGGCTATTCAAAAATAACAACGTAACACCTGCAACTACAATGACATTGACGGGAGTAATCACTGATGCACCAAATGGGAAGGTAAGTTTCACAGTTACACAGAATTTCTTTTCAATAGTGGCGACTTGGGACTGTCAGATTCAACTAAGTTCGGCTTCTTTGCTAATCCAGACAGATCCGCCTTTTGTTGTAGATATAATCCAGAGTGAAACCTAGATGTCAGTATCGATACGAGTCGATACATCGGATTATGATAGAAAGATAGGGCTTGTAAGAGCCGGAATAGACGAGTTTCTACCCATGATTATAACCGAAGGAACGCCATTAATTCAACAGGAAATGGCAAACCAAGTCCCAGTGAAAACAGGAAGATTACGGGCATCAATCAGTTCCGAATTGGGACAGAATGAATCAGAAACATCAACAAATACGGGATATGGGTTATACGTAGACCAGCCAACACAACCGCATATCATTTATCCAAGGATTGCCAAATTCTTGAGATTCCAGATAGACGGTATATGGATTCGTGCATCAAGTGTCAACCATCCAGGGACAAAAGGAAACTTTTTCATACAAAGGACGGTGGATGTAATCATGCCACAGTTGCACGATCTTGCTAAATCAATCTGGTCTAGTCTGGTGAACAAGTAATGGTTTATCCTGATGTCACAAACGAAGTGGATCATAACGCAGTAAAGCAAAGGATAGTCTCAACCCTGAAACTTGATTCCACACTTTACAATCTGAATAATCTTAAAGGATCACTGGCCCATTCAGTCGATGTCGGACTGCCAGACGGTTATAACTGGAATTCCATACCATTTCCGTATATTCGAGTAACAAACGATCCCAATTTCGAGGATGACCAGATATTTGGTGCCGCAGTAGCTGGAACGTCGCCTTATGCCCACGTATCGACAAGTAAGCATACATGTCGATACCTTGTGATATTCATGGCGTCAGACAAGTCAGCACAAGCATTGGAAAAAACCATCGATCTAGCTCATAAGGAAATCAAGAACGCTTTAAAATCCAACCTGAAACTTGTAACTGCCGCGGGAACAAACGACCTTGGAGTGATACAATCAAGACCGCTAAATTCCAAATTGGTCGATGGTGGAAGGTTTAAGGGAATGACGGTTAATGGTATTATTATACAGTTTCAGGTGATTATACAGACATGACGCTTACCGCTAATGCACATGGTTATGAGGCTTCGGCATGGTACATTCTTGAAGTAACCGAGGGAACAACACCTGCAACACCGGCATATCTTGCACTTGCTAACCATGTTGAAATCAAGGAAAACGAATCTCCAAAACCAAACGGAGTACGAAAATCAGGCTCTGTCGATTATGCTTCCTTCCAGAAAGGAGTCGTAAAACCAATGATAACGGTAACATTCAGACCGACACAGGCAAACGGATTGAACTTTCTAGTAAACTATCTTTCTACGGATAACGCATTTACACTTGTCACCAAGAACCAGAATACGGGACAATTCCTAAGACGATATGTAGGTTGCAAAGTAAAATCTGGATCTGTAAAATGCAAACTATACCCCAAGGAAGATGTCACCGAGGTAACTTGTGAAATCTGGGGATGGTCAATACAATACGCAGACATTTCAGGTTCAACTTATGAAACAATACCAACAACTGCGATAAATTGGTCAGATGTTACCGTAAAAATCGCAGCATCAACAGTAACCGATTGGTGGGAAGCAAACTTTGATGTTACTAACGATCTATACAGAATCGTAGACAATACAGGTGCAACTACCCAAATAAAACGTGGAACTAGGGAAGCCAAAGGTGATATCACTAGATCAGTATCATTGACAGACCAAGTCCAGACAGAAATTCAAGCAGTAGAAGCATCAACTGTAACAGCGTTTGAAGTGGACTTGTTAGCCCATACTTTCGTCTTTTCTGGTGGTGTCTATACTGATGTGGACGTAACAAACCCGATTACCGACATGTCATCAAAGAAATTATCCTTCCAAGGTGCGACATTCACCCAGACCTAAAACATTTAAAAAGACTGAAATTAATTTAAACCTGTGCCGGAATTACAGCAAAAGACATTCACCATACGTGACAAGACCTATGTAATGAAGGAAATGATAGGCGAGGAAGATTTAGCATTTCAGCAACAGTTTACAAACCCGCAGACTTTTGCAGTAAATATCCGTGACTTATGGTTCAAAAGATTATCCCGAACTATCATAACCCCGCAGATGTCAGAAACGGATCTAAGACAGTTATCCGCATACGAATTATCTGCATTGATTACACAATGGCGTCTGATAAATGAGCCTGATCCTTCCAGTTTTTTATCGAACTCGGAAGATACAAAGACTACATAGACCATCCTCTCTATGCGTTTTATATCGCAAAGACTAGGCTGAACCTGTCCAATGAGGATTTCAAGGGTATCTCCAAGGCAACTTTAAAGAAACTCCTATTACTAGACAAGATGTTAAATCCACAGGGTAAACAATGAGTAGTACAGGAACCACGGAAGCAGATGTAAAAATCATACTATCAGCAGATGATCAAGCTAGCGGACCTATTGATTCGGCAACTAAACAGATCAATGATTCTTACAAGACTCTAACAAATAATGCTCGTGCAGCCGGTAGAGAGTGGATTAACAATAATTTTTCTTTGTATGAATTAGGTAGGACAATGCACTCGGTTCATACAATAACCAGAGATGCCACTAACGCATGGAATACTTACAATCTCATCCAGATACGAAATGAACAGATTACCCAGAGTGTGGCAGACGCACAGGAAAAACTTGCTCAAGCTTATGCAAGCGGTGATCCTTCAAGAATAGCACAAGCTCAAAAAGATGTTGCGACTCAACTGGATAATCAGAAGAAAGCAGCGGAGCAAGCTCAAGCTGCATATATTACAATGGCAGTAAACATGGTATCAGCTTCTGGAACATTATTTAGTTCAGTAATTCCAAAATTGCTAGGCTTGATTCAGACAATGAAAGAAGTACAGATAGCCGCAGGGGTAACGGCTGCAATATCAACGGCTGCCGGTGGTGGAGTCGGTGCCGGAACTCTGGCAGGTGCCGGTTCGGGAGTAGGTGCAGCGTTATCAAAAGGTGCCGGAATAGCAGCACGAGCAGCAGGTCCGGCAGCCGTAGGAGTAGCGTTATTATCCATGATGGGGCAACAACAGGCAGGCGAAACTAGTGTACCGACTGGAATAGATGCATTAAAACAGATAGGCGGGGACGTTGGCAAGGTAGTATCAAATACTTTCAATATCATAGTACAAGACGCAGGTGCAGCAGCTAAACAGGTACAGAATGAATTATCCAAGGTATTATCCTTTGGTGGACAGCCTGCATCATGACCGTAACAAGTGCTTGGACAATCGTAGACGGTGGAGTAACAACCACTTCCAAGGATTCCGGTTCCAAGATTACGTTACGTGCAAACCATCCATCCGAGGCAATGATAGTATTTGACAACTCGGACAATTCACTGAATACCACATTCAATCCAGAAGATGAAATTGACATCAAAATCGGCACACAAATCA